GGAGATTTCATTGTTAGTATCGATGAAGCTATTAAATCGTCCGATGCCTTTAACAAAGCTATCGAAGGAATCGGGAATTTCCTGAAACCAATTGCGGATGGAATAAAGACTTTTGTAAAAACAGTTGCCGATGCGTTCAGCGAGTTTGCGAATGTTGATACCAGTGGTCTCGATAATTTTGCGGATAAGGTACAGACTCGGTTTGAACCGTTTGTAAAATTAGGCGAACTGGTAAAGAAGGCATTTGAAGGAATTATTGGGATTGTCGAGAAGGCAGCGCCTGTTTTATTGAAGCTGGGTTCCATTGTCGCAAATGCGTTTGGAAACCTTGGGGAAGCAATTCTCACAGCATTTGATACCGCAAGTTTTGACCCAATTTTGGATTTAATCAATACCGGATTGTTTTCTGCAATTCTAATCGGGGTGAAAAAGTTTATTGACTCTCTATCGGAAATCACCGAAAACGGCGGCGGAATTCTTGGTTCATTCAAAGATATTTTGGATGGAGTTAAGGGGAGCCTCGAAGCATGGCAGTCGAGTCTAAAGGCCGGGACTCTTCTGAAAATTGCCGGCGCTATGGCAATCCTGACCGCAGCGATTGTGGCGTTATCCCTGGTTGATTCCGAAAAGCTGAATGCGTCCTTGGGAGCTTTGAGTGTTCTGTTCGTCGAACTGCTTGGTTCAATGGCCATCTTTGAAAAGATAATGAACGGAGTGGCAATCAAAGGAATGGGACAGTTGACCATTGCGATGATTGGGATGTCTACCGCTGTTCTTATTCTTGCAGGCGCAGTTCAGAAATTATCCGGTTTGGATTGGGATGAGCTTCTGAAAGGATTGGTTGGCGTTGCCGGGTTATCCGCTATTCTGGTAGCATCTGCGACAGCTCTTTCCAAAACATCGAAGGGGTTGATAAAAGGTTCTGCTGGTTTAGTAGTATTTGCAGCAGCGATTCGAGTGCTTGTAGGAGCAGTTGAAGATTTGGGAGCGTTGGATGTAGGCTCTTTGGCGAAAGGTCTGATTGGAGTCGGCGTTCTTTGCACCGAACTGGCGTTGTTCCTGAAAGCTACGGATTTGGATGGGATGGGTGTTCTGAAAGGAACTGGTTTGGTTCTTCTTGCGGCGTCCATCAATATTCTGGCGAATGCGGTTGGAGCATTTGGTGCTTTGGATATTTCCACTCTTTTGAAGGGATTATCTGCGGTTGCGGTGGTTCTTACCGAACTGGCGGTATTCACCAAAGTGACAGCCAATGCGAAGCATGTGATTTCTACCGCTACAGCAATGACAATTCTTGGGGCGGCTATGCTCGTGTTTGGGGAAGCAGTGGAAAAGATGGGGAACTTGACATGGGGGGAGATTGGACGAGGTCTTACCACAATGGCTGGTTCTATGGCTGCTGTAACGGTTGCGATGAATCTACTTCCAAAAGGAATGATGTCGAAAGCGACTGGAATGGTGGAGGTCGGTGCAGCATTACTCATTATTGGCGAAGCAGTTCGAAATATGGGCGGAATGTCTTGGGATGAAATTGCCAGAGGACTGGTAACCCTTGCAGGTTCCATGACCATTCTTGTTGTGGCACTCAACGCAATGAAAACTGCACTTCCGGGTGCGGCAGCGGTTCTTACCGTGTCCGCTGCATTGGCGATATTTACCCCGGTTCTCAAGTCATTGGGGAATATGTCTTGGGAGAGCATCGCCAAAGGGTTGGTGGCACTGGCCGGCTCTTTCACCGTTCTCGGTGTTGCAGGAGTGGCATTAGGACCATTGACTCCGGCTATTTTAGGACTTTCAGCCGCTATTGCCGTATTGGGAGTAGGATGTCTGGCCGCAGGTGCTGGTATTCTCGCATTTTCCACTGGACTTTCTGCTCTGGCAGTATCCGGAGCAGCGGGAGCGGCATCCCTTGTAGTGGCGGTATCCAGTATTCTCAGTCTGATTCCATTGCTGTTTGAAGCGATAGGCGAAGGAATCCTTTCTCTCGCAGGAGTAATTGCAAATGGGGGACCGGCTATTGCCGAGGCATTTACAGTATTGGTACTTGCAGCAGTTGAGGCTTTGGTTACGGCTGTTCCAGCAGTCGTGGACGGACTATTTGTCTTGGTTGACAGTGTGCTTTCGGCTCTGGTTGAGCATACGCCGATCATCGTAGAGCAGTTATTCGATATTCTGATCGGAATTATCCAGGCTATCACGACAAAATTGCCAGAACTGATTGTAGCCGGTGTGGAGCTGCTGATGGCTTTCTTTGATGGCGTAATCGATGCTTTGAGTGGTATTGACGTAAATGTACTCATCAAAGGAATCGCTGGAATTGGTTTGCTTTCAGCAATCATGCTTGCTCTTAGTGCAGTGGCATCGTTGGTACCAGGAGCCATGCTTGGCGTTCTCGGGATGGGAGCAGTCATTGCAGAGTTGGCATTGGTTCTGGCGGCTGTCGGTGCCTTGGCTCAGATTCCGGGATTGGAATGGCTTATCGGTGAGGGCGGAAATCTATTGCAGGGAATTGGTACGGCTATCGGTCAATTTGTTGGCGGAATTGTCGGCGGTTTCATGTCTGGAGTTTCAAGTCAATTCCCTCAAATTGGTTCAGATCTTTCTGCGTTTATGACGAATGTGCAGCCATTTATCGAAGGTGCTACACAGCTTAATCCTTCTATGCTGGATGGCGTAAAAGCATTGGCAGAAACAATTCTTATTCTGACCGCTGCCGATATTTTGAACGGATTGACTTCCTGGATTACAGGAGGATCTTCTCTGAGCGACTTTGCTACTCAACTCGTTCCATTCGGTGAAGCGATGCGAGATTTCTCTATCGCCATTGCTGGTATGGACGGGGAATTGGTGGCAAATGCGGCTACGGCGGGAAGGACACTTGCGGAGATGGTGGCAACCCTTCCGAATTCCGGAGGAGTCATCGGCTTCTTTACGGGTGAGAACGATATGAGTGCTTTCGGCGCCCAGCTTATTCCATTTGGCGAAGCAATGATGGGGTTTGCAAATGCCGTAAGAGGACTAGATGCAGATACCGTAACGAATGCTGCTACCGCAGGAAAGGCTATGGCTGAAATGGCAACCACAATTCCGAATTCTGGAGGCGTGGTAGGTTTCTTTGCTGGCGAAAATGATATGGATGCGTTTGGCGAGCAGCTTGTACCGTTCGGCGAGGCGATGATGCTGTTCTCTCAGGCGGTAAGAGGTTTGGATGCGAATGTAATCGTGGAATCTGCTACTGCGGGAAAGGCTTTAATCGAATTGGCAAATACTGTTCCCAACAGTGGCGGTGTCGTGGGCTTCTTTACCGGAGAGAACGACATGGACACGTTCGGGGAGAAGTTGGTGCCATTTGGCAGAGCGATGAAATCCTACTCTGATGCGATTGCGGGCATTGATGTGGAGGCCGTTACGAACTCCGCAACGGCTGGCAAAGCAGTGGTTGAGTTGGCGAATACGTTACCGAATACAGGTGGATTGGTGAGTTGGTTTACCGGAGACAATGATATTGCTGCTTTTGGCACAAGTTTGGTCTCCTTTGGTAAGAGCTTCGCACAATATTCCGACTATATGAAAGATGTGGATGCGAACATCGTTACCACTACAACTAATGCTGCTACATCCATTGTTGAGCTTCAGAAAAGTCTTCCAAAAGAAGGCGGATGGTTCTCCGATGATATGACACTTTCCAGCTTCGGTAGCGATATGGCTTCGTTCGGTTCTCATTTCAGTAATTATTACAACAGCATCAGTGGTATTGATACGACGTTGTTGTCCGGAGTGATTACCCAGACAAACCGGCTTGTCAGTATGGCAAATGGGATGGTTGGTCTGGATACAAGCGGTATGACTTCCTTCAGCTCTGCGTTGACAACGCTTGGCGAAACCGGTGTAACCGGATTTATCAATGCATTCAATAATGCAGAATCGAAAGTAACAGCCGCAGCTTCAAGTATGTTGTCATCCTTCATCAATGGCGCAAATGCGAAGAAATCCGAACTGACAACGACATTCACTACGCTGGTTCAGGCTGTGCTGACGGCAATCAATGGGAAACAGGGAGAGTTCCAAACCAGTGGCTCTACACTTATGGTTAAGTTTATCGCCGGTGTACGGTCTCAGGATAGTTCTTCCAGAACAACCTTTACCAATATCGTTAGCGGTTGTTTGACTGCAATACGAAATAAGTACGGGGAATTTACGTCAACTGGAACCCAGACGATGGTGAAGCTTATTGCCGGCGTCAGATCGCAGGACAGTAGTGCGAGGCTGGCGTTTACAAACATTATCAGCGCTTGTCTTACGGTGATTAAAAATAAATATGCGGAGTTTACCTCGACTGGTAGAGAGTGCATGGTTAAGTTTATCGCCGGTGTGAGAAGCAAAGATAGTGAACTCCGAACAGCTTTTACAACTACGCTGAGTGGCTCTGTAACTGCCATCAAAGACTATTATAGTCAGTTCAAATCTGCCGGTTCATACTTGGTCGATGGTTTCTGTGATGGTATCAGCGAAAATACTTGGAAAGCGGAAGCAAAAGCAAGAGCCATGGCAGCCGCAGCCGCTGAAGCAGCGGAAGACGAATTGGACGAGCATTCTCCTTCTAAACGCTTTTATGGAATCGGTAACTTTGCAGGAGTCGGCTTCATAAATGCGTTGATTGACAATGTTTCCAAGGCTGGAAAGGCTGGACGGGAAATTGCCAGATCTTCTATCGATGGACTGAATGACATCATTTCCAAGATTGCAGACTATGTAGATGCAGACATGGATGTTCAGCCCACCATTCGACCGGTTCTTGACCTATCCGCTGTAGAAGCAGGGACCGGAAGGCTGAATACTTTGTTTAGCAGAAATCAGGCATTATCTGTCAGCACTGGGATGAATGATCGTGTTTCTGAAATGGAAGTTCAAAATGGAGAAAGTTCTCCTACGGGAAATACCTATCAATTCACGCAAAATAATTATTCGCCTAAAGCTCTGTCGAGAATTGATATTTATCGGCAGACAAAGAATCAATTTTCGGCGATGAAAGGGCTGGTGGGTAACACATGATTAGAGCAGTAACTGTAACTAATTACTTGGGCGAATCAAAAAGATTTGAATTAGCGTTCCCGGAGGAATCCGGGTTCGCTGTTCAATCTATCAGCGGATTGGGACCGAGCAAGGCAGATATTAACACGACCGAAATCTCTACGAATGACGGATCGCTGTATAACTCGGCAAGAGTAAATTCCAGAAATATCGTTATGTCTCTGAAACTGATGTTTAATCCTCAGATTGAAGACACAAGACATGACTCCTACAAATACTTTCCGATAAAGAAGAAAGTAACACTTCTCATAGAGACTGATAATCGTATTTGTGAGACTTATGGTTATGTGGAATCA